CAGCATTGATAAGTGCAGTGACACCGAAGCGTGCACGATTGATTGCACTTAAAGGCCAAGCAAGGTAAGTCAAAGGGTCGAACGCGATATCACCAGCAAGGTCAGCAGTTCCTGAAACCCACTGGTATACAGTACCTTCAACACCTTGGTCTTTAGCGCCAATGTCAGGTTGTAGACCAAACATGCGTGCAAAGTCTCGTCCCCAAGAAATACGGGCATCACCATAGTCACGAACAGCGTTCATGATTTCAGGGTCTTCTTTAGTAAACTTTATAAAAGCGTCCCACTCTTTATCACCGCGCATGCTGGCCATGATTTCACCAGTAGTTTTACCGATAGAATATTTGCGAGCAATCTTTACGATTTCAGGGGAATACGCGTTTTCAATTTGTGCTTCAATTTCAGGGTCAAAAAGTTTATTACCATCCCAAGCATCATTCCAGTTATCCATACTAAAGAAGTCACCGATGTCTTCGGCTGTTCTTGCTGAACGATAGATATTGCTTAGGCCTTCGCTGTAACCAGTTAGAACATCCATTGCACCAATAACAGGTGCTTTAAGTCTTTCCCATACGTTTCCTAGAAAACTTTGGTCTTCTTCTTTTTTAGGAATGTATTTGGTTTCACCAAAGTAGGCAGACAGAGCCTTCTGAAGTTTTTTATCAAGTTGGTCATATGCTTTTGTACCTTCGTCTGCTGGCATATGAGAAAGTTGTTTATGCTTAGCAACAAGCATTGCGTAAGCGTTAGCAGTCTCAGCATCTTTACCACTTAGACCAGCGGCCGCTGATGCAGCCATAATAGGCGCAGATGAGCGGAATAGCCATTCATCATATGCCATAGTTATAATCCTTTGCTGATAAGGTAATCGTATAATTCTGCGATTTGACCTGTTGAGTCATAATTTACAATTTGTGAAAGAACATCACTTACTTTAGCACTCTCAGGTTTCTTGCCCAAGATTTCAGGACCAGGACCAGGACCAAAAGGGGAACCCGTAGTCAACGGCTCATCAGGGCGAGCAGTTGGTGCACCAAGCGGAGTGAGTGGAATGTTTTGTTTATTAGGTTGACGTTGCTGTGCTGCCATTGGTGCAGCGGACTGCATCTCTTGCATTGCTTTGCGTTCGCCATATTTACCACCAGGAGCAACCTTTGGTCCCTGCATTGGTCCACCATCTGTACGTCGTGATAACGCACCAGGACCTGATACAGGTGCAGGATTACCAGGTTTACGGTATCCGCCTCTAGGCATCGTTTACTCCTTGTTTAACAATCTGAATCTTGCCACCACTATTGATGTCAAGTTTTAATGCAATCTTCATAGCAGATTCTATATCTGCGCCAGCCATAATGGCACCAACAGCGTATGGTGCTCCTGACCCAATGCCGTAGATTTTATCTGCTGTTGCCAGCACACTATAGTCGTCGGCCACTTCAAACAATGAACCACCTATGCCAATCAAGAATTGGAAGGTGTCGCCTTCTTTAAGGACGAAGCCACTTTTCTCGATGACAGTGCGCATTGAAGGTATTGCTTTAGAAACCATATACTTATACGGTGCGTCTGCTTTGTTGTAGGAAGGTGGTGTCCAATTGTTTTGTACAATGTCACACACACGTGCGCTACCAGCGCCAGCAATCCATAGGCTACCAACTTTGGTAATCTTTGCAAGGTCAGGGTGAATGTATGGTCTGTCATTTGATGTCGTCTGTGAATCGGCTGCTAATGTGAAACCATTCCGATGTTGCACACCAAGAATGGTAGTCACATTATCCTCCGAGTTGGGCTAATATTGAAGCGATGTCTGCGCCACCACCACCAGGTTGAGGACCTGCTGGAGGAGCACCTTCAGGAGCGGGACCTTGCGGTCCTTGAGGTGTTTGCTCAACTGGGGCTGCAACTCCAGCAGGAACTTGTGCAGCAGGTTGAGGTTTAGGTTGTGGGAATGTTTCCATAACCGCGTCTTCAATCTGCTTACCTTTTTGTCGCATCTTAATAATGTCTGCGAGTTTAGATAGAAGTTCAGGAGCGTTGCCTTGTCCAGTGGCAATCATCTGAGGCAAAGCCTGAGCGGATGCTGCAATAGCGGAACTCAAGTTCTCACGAAGTTTCTCAACTTCAATGCGTTCTTGTTCTGCAGCAACATTCATAGCCCAAGGTAGTTCGCGCATAATGAAGTCGCGCGATACTAGTCCAGCCTGCAATGCTTGTAGTGAAAAGATTAGTGCTCGTGATGGGTCGAGTCCCGACATTAAACCATAGCGTGCTTGTACAGTGTAATCACCATTGATGTCAACACCAGGTGTGTACTCTAGTACGTAAGGTGCACCGTTAAATACACCGCGTGTGGTTTTGGTTTCAGGGAATAGTTTCTCATCCATTTCAAACGCAAGAGCAATGACGCGTTCGAATGCTTGAGCAAATACTTGTTGTGCGGCTTTTACTTGGGTATCGAATGAACCTAGTAAAGCCTGTACACCTTGACCTGTGATGATGCTTGCATCCAAGTTACCTGAACGTCCTTCAGGGTAACGTGAGCCTAGACACGTTTCGTTAGACAACAATTGTTGTTCTGTGAATGCGCCAGTTGGAAGTTCAAGTCCTACACGTCGTACACCGCCAGGTGTATTGGTGCGGACGATAGCATCAGGTCCGAATGGCATGTCATCAACATCGTTAGGTACAACGAGTGGTGCCTGTACAGATTTTTCAACTGCTTCAAGTGCAAGCATTGAGAAACGTGCACGTGCCAACTGTACCCAAATGATATCATCGAACTGACCGCGCGGGTCAGAAGGGTCAATGCCTGGGCGGATTGGAACAACAACTGTAAGTTTACCAACAGGGTTCGATGCTTGTTCAAGAATAAAATCTTGGCGTTCAGGCATGAACAAAACAATTTGGTCCTTATCGTAGTATTTGATAAGGGTTAGTTTCTTGTCATAGTTAACTAGGTCAGGTGACTCGCCATTAGTAAAGATACGTTCGTACTCAGGGTAGTCAATGATTAGTTCACGAATAGTTTTTTCGTACGTCTTAGAATATGAGACGCATCGACCGAAGCGGTCGTATTCAGGGTAGGCGCCCATAGGGTTTTCTACACGGATGCGAACTACTTTATCTTTGAAGTCAGGTTCAACAATGATAGGCATCAAAGCGTATGATAGGAACCAGTCAGCGGCAGAGTACATTTGAGTCTCTAGCCCTGAACCGTAGATGTAGTTATTAGCAATCAGGGTGCGCTTATCTGCGGCCTTCTTTGCTTTAGGATTGTTTACATCCATGGTTGCACAGTTAAATGACGGCAATGGTGCTAACAGTTCTGACAAGTCTCTTGCAACTACGTCAATGAAGTTGGCAACCATTGGCTTAGAGAAGCCTTCAGGGAATAGGTCAGGAGCGATGCGCTCCATTTCACCTGAGCGTACAGCCAGCACATCTGCCATGCGTCCATCGCGGCGCGTTGCTGCTCTCTTTAAGGAGCCAACCTTATTGGAGATTTGCGTAACTGATAAAGCCATTTAGTTTCCTCTAATAGTTTCCGTAGGCCAGGTCATTTAAGTTAACTGAACCTTGACGTGAAAGTGACAGTGGTGTAGCGAATCGATTATGTATGTGGGTCGTTCTTTTACGTCCGCTGTCAATAAGTTCTTTGGCTCGGATTTCACAAAACCATAGAGCCATCAAACAGTCTGTAGGATTGCGGGTGTCCGCTTTCCAAGAAATGAGTTGGTTAACCAATGCTTTAACATGTTCATTGGTTGAATCAGGCAGTTCGATAATGTTATCGTCCTGATGTTTGCCATCTCGTAAGGTGCCAAAAAGTCCTGACATGCTTGCGACACCAAAAGAGGTGTCCCATTTGTTTTTGCCAGTAAAGTGTGGGCGCATCTTTACACCCTGCATGGCCAGCCATTGATTAAGTTCAGTGTCTAGGGCATACGATTTTTGGTGGGCGTTGATTTCTACGATAAGTTCGATAGGTTCATATCTATCAATCCAGTCCTCGAAGAGGGCGCGAATTTTTTGCGGGGTAGAATCAGCCATGTTGTGAAC